TTAATTTAACAAATCTACGGCTTTTCTCAACTCTTCCATATCTTTATGAGTGTATATATTTTCAGTAATTGAGAAGTCAGAATGACCTATTAATTTAGTTATTGATGTACTATTTGCATTAGCATTATTCAATAATGTAGCGAATGTATGTCTTGTATCGTGTATTGTATGATCTTGAAGCTCTAAAAGTTTTAGCATTTTACCAAATTGTTTTTCAAAAGTTGCATAATGAATTTTAGTATTTTTATTGCTGTAATAAAAATATTCTTGATTATAATTAATATTATCATTAAACAATTTTATAACTTTATTAGAAATAGGAATACTTCTTATTCCATTTTTAGTTTTACTTTTAAAAACATTTATTGTTCTATTTTTTAAATCGATATCACTTACTTTTAAATTTAAAAATTCACTTATTCTTAATCCTGTGTAAATTAATATTAGTACAACAAATGACAGATTAATATATTTTTTCTTAGAATTAACATTATCAAAAAGTATATTAATTTCTTCAGATGTAAAAATTTTTCTTTCTAAAACTTTTTCGTTTTTTCCAAGTTCAATAAATTTTACCTTATTCACTTCAATAAAATCATTTTTTAAAGCATATTCAAATATTAAATTTAAAAGTGATTTTATTACATTCTTAGTTCCATACGCACAGTCTAACTCATCAAAAAAATTTTGTAATACATGCAACTTTAAATCTTTTATCTTTATATCATTAAAAACATCTAATTTTTTTAATTGAGACTTGTTATTATTTAATGTCGAATCTGTTATATTTTTAACGTACGCATTATACCATAAATCTTTTACATCTTTAAAAGTTTTTCCACTATATAATAATGGATTTTTAAGATAATTTATCAATTCCAATTGGGCTTCTTTCCTAGTTTCATAATATCCTATAACTTCTCTTTTTTGTTTTCTATTCTCATCAAAACCAACAGTCACACTAACAATCCAGGGTCTTCGTCTTTTGCCGCTTAATTTGTAAACTGAGCCTTGGCCGTTACCATTTTTCATAAAATCCTCCTTATAAAAAGAGAGGGCATTTATATTATACCCTCATATCTAAAAAAAATAAATATTTTATTCATTTGGATAGTATTTGTGAAATAGAACTTTACTAATTCTACCACTTCCCATATTCTTTACATCAATTTTATTTTTCTTGCAATATTCTTTTTTTATATTTAAAATTATTCTTGAAGCTGTTGAATAACTTCTGTTTATTATTTTAGCCACATCTTCTATAGTATAAGTTTCCATTTTATCCCTCCACTACATCAAATTTTCTATATATTTCATATTTTTTGTCGATATAATATTCTAATTTTTTCAAAAGTTCTTGTAATTTTTTAAAATAACTTCTACTTTCCTATATGGAGATTTTAAAATATTTATATTTTTTAAATCTTTAATTTTTGTTTCTACCCTTTCATCTATGATTTTACATATTTCTTCTTTTTTCACCAATTCCACCTCTTCATTTTTTGTACTTTCCATTTCTATAAGCATTCAATTTTTCTAAATGTTTATTAAAATCTAAGTCTGTAACTTTGCATAACAATAATAAATTTATAGTGGCAGTTACTAAGTCTAATGCTTCAGCAACAAAATTATCCCTGTTTTTAACATATCTAAAATCATCATTTTTTATCTCAACTTCATTTAATAGTTCCTGGTATTCTTCTTTTACTTTCCCAAGTTGAGCCATTACTGTTGCATATGATATAGATTTATAGTTTTTTAGTTTATTTAAGTTAATTTTTTCTTTATCTTTCCCATGTTCCCAGATATGAGTTTCTAAAATTGTACTAACACCATAAAAACTTTTTAAGCTATTTATAAAATCTTGAATAACTTCCTCTTGTTGCTCAGCATTTAAAACATTTACAGATTTATAATACATGTTTCTAGTTTCTTCTATGTCATTTAATATGTATTTTATTTCTATGTTATATTTAATCATATTTCTTCTCCAGCTAAATTTTGTATAAAAACTTTCAATTTTTCAAAATTTTCTACTTGTAATCCAAACTTATCATTTTCTCTTGTAAAATGGAAAAAATCATCACCATAATAATTTATATTTACAAAATCATCTCCAACCATATAACTTACAACTTTCTCCAAATCTATTATAATTATTCTTTTATCTATTGTTTTTATTTTTAAGTATTTCATTATCTCACTTCCTTTATCAATTCAGGATTTTCATAGATATTCCCTACAACTTCACAACCTTGTGCAACAACATCAATTAAATCAAAAGAATGCTCTTCAAAATCCCCCTCAAATTCTGCTCTAAAACTTCCATTTTCAAAAACAACTTTGTAATATTTTTCTCCAAAACTCTCAAAAATAATATCTCCCTCATAAATTTCTTTTCCTCTTATATCTTTTAATCCTGTGTATTCTGAAAGTATATAACTTTCATCAGCATTTATTTCAACAGAATTATTTTCAAAATCTACTCTTTCACTCATACATTTTTTAGTATCTCCATAACCTAATCTATCTGTTTCATTTACAATAAATTTTCTTTTATCTATATCCCAAATTCTAAATTTAATCTCTCTCATCTTCTTCCTCCCAATCAGCTACTCTTTTAAGTTCTTCTATTCTTCCAAATTTGATTTCTTCTCCACAACCACAAATATACTTTATAAGCTCTTCCTCTTCTTGAGTACCATCTATTGCACAACCTTTTTTATCAATATCAACAAGACCTGTATAGTATCCTTGAATTTTTTCACAACACTTTTTACACTTCCACATTTCTAACCTCCAAAAATATTAATAATCTAAAAGTTTTTCAGGGCAATATAAGTAAACTTCTAAAATGAAGTCTTCTGAAAATAAAGGACAATTAAGTCTAAAATAATATTCTTTATCTAAAGATTCGTTAAGTTCATTTTCATACATCATTACTTCATCTATATTTTTAAATCTTATTTCTTCAACAAGTTTCATTTCACTTCTTTTTGTTATATTCATTATTTTTCTCCTTTTAATTCTGTTTGCCATAAAAATATTAAATATTTTCAATCCGAAAAGTATTAACAATAAAAACTTAAGTATATTTAAAGCCATATTAATCTCCAATCTCTCCTATTCTCACTTTTTCCCAGAAGTCTTGCCATTCTTTGCTATCTATTATTTTTTGTGCTTCTTCTTCTTTTTGAAAATAATTACCCATTTCATATCTACGATTATCTAATTCTACTAAATTTTCTGTATCAATTTTTATTGCATCTACCCCAGAAATAGTATAATAACTTTCTCCTTCTTCTGCTCTCCATCTCTTACGTATTCCATATTTTTCATTTATTTCAAGAGTTACTAATACTAAGTCATTAACTTCATTATTTTCAATTAAATTTGGTATTCCGTCATCTTTATAATTAATATTTAGTGTTGGTTCTTCTTGTGAATTAATATCTTTAACTGAGTAATAAAAATCTGTTTCTCCTTCAGTAATTTCAAAATGATACCAATTATCATTTATATAAAATTTATCCTTTATTCCATTTTTTAATATTTTTCTATTTATTTTTTTTATATGCCAAACACTCCATACATCATCAATTTTCATTACTCCTACATCTAAAACAAGTTCTTTTTCCATTATTTACTCCTATTTTTATCATTTTGCTGACATCAACAAAATCGTTCAATCCCTGTATTTCTCGACTATTTCCAAAATAGAAACAGTCGTTATTCTTTGAATGCTTTAAAATGATTTGTATAAACGTTCTTTCTTAAATAATCAATTTCATTTGAGTTTAATTTAATTCCTGCCAAATGATATTTACTACTAAAAACATCACGTCCGATATTGTGTATTTCTGTATGATGTTCTCTACATAATGGCATAACTCTTAATTTTAAACCATCATCAAATTTATATCCTCCAATACTACTAGCTTGGTCATAATGATGTAACTCTGCAACTTTCCCACAAACACAACAAACTTTATTTTTTAAACAAGCAAATATAAAAGCTCTATGATATTCTTCTCTATCTATTGCACTTGTAATTTCTTGTCTTAATTCAATTCCATATTCTATAGCTAATTGTATAAGCCACTCAACAAAATCATTAGCTTGTTTCTGACTTAATTGATTCAATGAGAGACTAAAATATCCAGCTTTATTTTGTAGCATTTGATAAGCTTTTAAAATCATATCAAACATTACATCATTACTTAAATTGTACTTATCTTCAAGCATAGAATTAAGATATTCATAGACATTTGTATTTGAGTTAAAACCTTGATATATTTTTGCAAATTCAGATTTTAAAATATTCTTAGCATATTCTAAATCATAAGTAGTTGGAGTAGTTCCTGCACTTTCTCCGTTCCAGAAATTAGCGAAATCTGAAATAATCCAATATATAAGCTTTTGTGTGCGTCTTGAATATCCTAATTTTTCCATTTAATTACTCCTTTTAGAATGGGAAACCATCATCATCATTTAATGATTTTTGTTCTCCAAATATTTCAGCAATATTTACATCAGTATTTTCATTTTGTCCAAATTTATCTAAATAATAATAATATGTCTCAGCATCTTTACCTTTTTTTATTTCAAATGATGCTCTTTTATTTTCAATTTCATAAAAACATTTTAATTTATAATCGTATTTGGTTTTTTCATCTTCTTTTTTTTCTTCAACTTCAACAATAACTCCTATTCTTTTGTTTTTAAAATTCGGACTTACAAGTCTAATATTTTTATAATTATCTTCCTCTTGCTCCCATTCGATATCATTATGATTAATTTTTAGTAAATATTCTAATTGATTTAAATGTTTTAAATTAAAATCAATTTCTTCTCCTGTAGCTTTTTTAAAAAATAAATTTAATGTAAACATTTCTTTTTTATCATTTTCTAAAAATATTTTTATAGCCTCAGATTGACTTTTATCACTTTTAAAGTGCATAAATTTATTTATCGTACAATCATAACAACCATCTTTTTTTAAAATTTCATTTTCACTTATTCCTTTTTCCAACATTTCTTTGTCTACTCTCCACATATTTTATTTCCTATCCTATCTTTAAATTTTTATTTTCAACAAGTCTTGCTCCTTGAACTTCTTCTCCAGCTTTTAAAGCTTTTTTAATTTTTTCTTTTGATATTTTCTCAGTTATTACAGTTTCTATAAATTTCTTATCTATCAAACTTTCATCAAAAATTTCTGTAGATGTAGATTTAGTAAATTTTATACTTCCTAAATTAGTATCTATTTTTTCAATATTGTTTGTTATCATTGCATTTTTAATATAAGCTTTAAATTTATCTAATCTGTTTTCAATACCATCTTTCATAGCTTTTAATCTTTTTATTTCATTATCAAGAGCCTCGATAGTAATCTCTTGATTTCTAACAACAGCAATTACATTACTAGATTTTTCTTTCAAATCTTTTGTAAGATCTTCATTCCAAATTGCTAATTGATTTGTATTATCAGTCATTTCCCCAGTTTCTGCATTAATTCCTTGTTCTAAAAGTTCCATTCTTTCAATATAGTCTTTTGTTACATCATAAAAATTCATTTTTTACCACTCCTTTATTTTTTAAATATTTTTTTTGTAGCTTCTTGTAATTGTTCGTCTGTCATTTCGTTAATTTCTTTAACTCCAAAATGATTTAATGTTCTTTCAAGGTTTTCACCTGTCAAATATTCTGTTAATCTTTCAACCATTCCAGGTCTACTATTTAGATATTCTTGAACTTTGGATTTTTTCTCTACTCCATCATAAGTGTTTGTACTATCACTATCTTTTGTATCATCAATAGCGAACAATCCATTAAGTGCATATTTTCTAGCATAACTTGAACTAGCTCCTGTAATTTGTGAGCCGTCCATTCCTTTTTTGCTTTCTTCTTCTCTTGCTATTGCACTATTTTCAATAAATTCTTCTTTTTCTGTATTGAATAATCTAACTGTTGCTTTTACATAATTTCTATTATTAACTGTAATAATGTCATCTGTTATTATCATAGCTAATTTATATTTTGATAATACAGGTTTTAAAGCCTCCAAAATATCCTCACAACTTCTATATTTGAATCCACCAAATTTATTAAATTGATTTTTTGGAGCTTTTAATTCTATTTGTACATTTAACAATTTTTCATATATATTCATTTCTATACTCCTTTAAAAAAATTTTTTATCAAAAACTATTAAAATTAAAATTACAATCCATAAAAAATTTGTTGCTAAAAATGGGCAAACAATCTTTTTGAAACTTATCTCTTTACCCGTATCGTTTATCCACATATCCCAAATCGTATAATTGCTACACACTGCTACAATCATCAATCCAATAAAATAACTATTCATATTCCCTCCTATACTTCTAATGCTTTATTATTTTTTAATATTTCTAATATTTTTATTGCATCTTCCAATTTTATATTTTTATCAAATTTAACTTTTTTTATTGCTTTTATAAAATCTTTCCAATCCATTTTTAATCCCCCAATTCTCTTATTTCTCTTATAAAAACTTTTAAAGCTTGAATAATTCCATCTTTTTTACCCTCTAAATACCCAGTGCTATTTTTTTCTTTTTTCTTTTCTTTTATAAAAGAATTTAGCCAATCAATCCTTTCTCTTTCTGTTTTATAAATTTCTTTTATTAACTTTTCTTGTATTTCTTTTCTCATAAGCAATATAGCTCCTTGTTGTAATCAATAACATATAGTTTTTCTTTTTCTAATTTTTCCATTGCTTTATCAAGTGTTAACATATTCTTAAAACCTCCTTAAATATGCAATATAATACAAATGTGTTAAACAATACATAAAAAATTTTCTTTTTCTCTATAATGGTAGTATAATACAAATGTGTTAAAAAGTCAATAAAAATTTTACTTTTTTTTTAAAATATTATAAAATACTTAAAAACGAAAGGAGTTTGTTATGACTTTTGGTGAAGTTTTAAAAAGAATTAGATTAAAAAATGGAGATAGTTTACAAAGATTGGCTGAAAAAACTGAAATTGTTTTTACATATATTGATAAAATTGAAAAAAATTTAAGGCCTATAAACAAAGATAATTTAGAAAAATTTATAAAAACATATCCTTTACACAAAAAAGAATTTGAAAAAGCATATCTTGAAGAAATTTTGCCTGAAAGTTTAAAAGGGGATACATTTGATATAAACAAACAAAAAATTGAAACTATAATTTTACCAATTTTTGGAAAAGCTTCTGCTGGAAGTGGCTATATAAATCTAGAACAAGAAATTCGTTATTTCCCTGTTAAGAAAGGTAATTTTTCTGAAAAAAGTTTTTTAGTCGAAATTAGTGGTAATAGCATGGAGCCTACATTAGAAGAGGGTGATTATGCTTTGGTAGACCCTAATAATATAGAGTATATAAAAAATAAAATATATGTTGTAACTTATAATGATGAAAGTTTTATAAAAAGAATGGTTATTGATGAAAAAAGTAAAATTATTATATTAAAAAGTGATAATCATGAGTACGAAGATATTTTAATAACTAAAGATATGCAATTGTATTTAAAAATTGAAGGAAGAGTTATACAAGTGATTTCAAACAAATTTTTATAATTAACTGGAGGGATTTTATGAAAAGAATTATTTTAGTTTTATTTTTTATTCTATCTATAGGAGTTTTAGCTGAAATAGTCTATATTACTCCAACTGGTAAAAAATACCACCCTACAAAAACTTGTAAAGGTTTAAGAAGAGCAAAAAAAATTATTGCTATTGAAAAAAGTGAAGCAATAAAAAGAGGATATAAACCTTGCAAGGTAGGTTATTAATGAAAAAAAGAATTTTTATATTCTGTATTTTTTGTGTTGTGCTAACTTTTTTTATTAATATCCAAAAAAATATAGAAAATCAAAAAAAAATTTTAAATGAGCAAACAGAAATTTTAAATGAGCAAACAGAAATTTTACAAAAACAAACAGAAGTTTTAGAAAACATTTTAGAAACAATAGAAAATATTGAGGAGGGTTATGAAAAATAATTTTTTAGTATTAGACACATCTTGTGTCGCTTATTTTATTTTGTTTTGTTTTTATAATATTAATGAATCAGATTTTTATAAAATTTATAATTATATTTTTCTTTTGCTACCTTTGATAATTTTTATCTTTCTTATTATTCAAGAAAAAAAAATAAATAAAGATATTAAATTTCTTAACTTGATTAAACTGTTTTTCCCGATTGTTTGTTTTTCTTATTTCTATAAAATATTTTTTAGAGAGATTGGTTTTATTGATTTTTTTGATATTGATTATTGCTTTGAAATTTTATCAATATCAATACCTGTTTTAATTATAGAGTTTTTAACAGAACAATTTTTATATAATTTTTTAACAAAAAAAATAATAAAATAATATAAAAAACTAGAGAGATTCAGTCTCTCTTTTTTTATTGTAAAAAAAGCATTGACATTTTAACACTATTGTATTAAAATACAGAAAAGTATATTTTGCTTTTAAAAAAATTTTTTGTATTTTTATTAACACTATTGTATTAAGGTGATAAATGTGAATTGTAAAAAAATATTTAATTTGTTAGACACTGAAAGAAAAATTAATTTTAAAAACCGTTCTGAAATGTCAGATAAATTAGAATTTCCTAGTAAACAAGGATTTCATATTTTTATGAAAAGATTAGAAAAAAATAAACCTAATAATCAATTTAATAGGATTTGTAAAATTTTAGAAATACTAGGATATGAATTAATTTTAAAAAAGAAAGGAGAATAAAAAAACGGTTAAATCATCTGGGATAATGACTTAACCATTTCAAAATTAGATTAGTTCGGTGTAGAACGTTTGTGTGGTTCTACTTTTGTTCCATCTTTTTTAGTATAACCACTAACTGTAACTATTTTTACAGGTTTTCCTGACTTTCCACTTTGTGCTTTTGCCATTTTACCCCCTCCTTTCTTTGTATAGTAGTAACATACGGGGGTAGTTACTAAGATATGATAACACAATATATAGTGAAAGTCAAATAGGTTTATAACTATATATTGTGAAAGGAGAGAATATGGAATTTAAAGAATTTTTAAAAAAAAGACCAAAATATAGGGAATTTATTATTTTGGAAGAAACAGGAAACAAAGAAGAAATAGAAAAGGTTGTTAAACAACATGGAAAAAAGACAAAAGGAAAGGTTTTAATTTGGAATGAAGAAACAAGGCATATAAGTGAACATAATATTTATGTCAGTAAAAATGGTTATTCAATTTTATGGGCTTGTAGAAAAATACCATTAATAAATTTTAAATAAAATCTTGTGTTTATCTTAAATAAAAGGAGGAAGATGTTTTATAAAATATGGATTTTTAGTTTAATAATTGTATTCATATATTTTTTTATTGCATTTGTTTTTTTAGATAGGAGATATCCTACTACAAAATTTGAAGATTTTTTAATTTTTGTAGCAAGGATGTTAATTTATTATTTTTTTATTAGCATAATTATTTTAAGTATAATAGGCTCTTATATTTTTATATTTAAAATAATTTAAAAATCTAAGGCTAGTCCTTAGACATATAACTATAAAAAAAATTATAGTTATATGTGTAAGAGCTAATCTTACAAGCATTCTAGGGTGTAAACAAACTAGTGGTTGGAGTATTAGACTCGGAATTTATAGGATACAACGATGTATCTGAATTTTAAAGCTAGTCGTACCGTTACAGTTTCGTCAATTTGTAACTATAAATTTTATTAGTTTTATGAGGGAAAAACTAACCACCTTACATCTTTACCTAACACAGAGAAGTCAAGAGCTGATTTGTGGATAATTGATAGCTGGTAAAGATGTAGGATATAAAACTTTTAATTTTTTTTCAAACTTTGGAGGTTTATATGTTATTTAAAATAGTAGATTTTATTGAAGAACATCCACATATAATAAGTGCAATAATATCAATAATAACAGTAGTTATATTAGAAATTATTTTTTAAAAAATTTAATTTCTATATATCTACAAATAATAAAAATTATTATAGAAACAATAGAGTGAGAGATATTTTTAATTAAAAATTCTTTGATAAAGGTTATCCATAGTCTATGGCTATATTTATGGTCAATTACATACTTATAGCCTTTATCTGTTAAAAAATAAAAAGGATTATTTTTATTGGTAACTAAATGTGGGTACCCATCAGATTCAAAGCTATATTTTTTACAGATATAACCCTCATCTTCAAGAAGAGAAAGCCTATATACAATATGGTATTTTTCTTTTGAAAATTTATGTTTTACATATATAAAATGTAAGTAGTCAGGTTTAGCAGACAGATAATAAAGAATTTTTAAATCAATAGGTTCAATAGTCATATTAACATCTCCATTTCTAAGTATTTTTATTAATTATTATATCACAATTTATTACTTGAATCAGTGGGAGCTACTTAATAGCTTGTCGGCTAATATGTAGCTTTCACTGATTGAATTAATAAAGAGAGAGTCGACAAGCTCTCCAAATAAATAGGAGGATTTAAAATGGAAGATAGAACACTAAAACAATTATTAATGTCAAGTAGTTATTTTGTATTAAATAAGCAATTAGTAAAACGATTTGGAATAGAAACAGCTTTTTTATTGACTACATTAATTGAAGCAAGTGAATATTTATCTGATAATGATGGTTGGTTCTATAAGACAGGACCAGCATTGGAAGAAGAAACAGGACTATCAAATCATAAGCAAAAAAATATAATAGATGAGCTTATAAAATTAGGTGTTTTAGTACAAGAAAATAAGGGAATGCCTATGAAAAGATATTTTAAAATTATATTTTCAAAACTTGAAGAATTAGCATTTAAAAATATAAATACAGAAATTGAAAAAACTGAAGATACAGGAGTTAAAAAATTAGAAAGCAAGGATTTAAAAAATTTAAATCCAAGCATTGAAGAAAATGAAAAGCAAGGATTTAAAAATTTTGAATGCAAGGATTCAAAAAATTTAAATGCATGCATTCAAAAAATTTCAAACAATATAATAAATAATAATAATAACTTAAATAAAGAAATTAATAATATATATAGTGGAGTTATCGACTACCTTAACCAAAAAGCAGGAACTAAATATAAATCAAGTTCTAAAAATACTACTAAGCACATAAAAGCTAGAATCAATGATGGCTACACACTAGAAGATTTTAAAAGTGTTATAGATAAAAAATGCTCCGAGTGGCTAAATACTGATATGGAGAAATATTTATGTCCTGATACTCTGTTTGGTTCTAAATTTGAAAAATATCTAAATCAAAAAATAAACAATTCTAAATTTAATTTTAAAAATACTCAAGTGGCAGAAAAAATAGATGTGAATGTGAAATGGGGTGATTAAGAATGTGTAAATATTGTATAGATGATTTAAAATCTTTCATTAAAAAAAATAAGCTTGATATAGATTTTTCTAAACTTCCAGAGCTAAAAATTGAAGTTTTAGAAGATGGTACACAAGTTTTAAAAAGATGTGATGTTTGTAGAGAAATTACAGACTATCAAGATACTAACGGATACGAATTACATCGTGATTGTGCTTGTGTTAAAAGTTGGAGAAAACAAGCAAGGCTAAAGAGATTTAAAGATTTAAGTATCATCGACAGAAGTCAAAGAAACAATATTTTTAAAAATGCAGTTTTTGAGTCCGAAGAAGAAAGAAAAATATATCAAGAATTGTATAGATATGCACAAGGCTTTAGAATTGATAAACACGGCTATATTTTTATGGGAGATGTAGGAACTGGAAAGACATTTCTAGCTAGTTGTGTTTGTAATATGCTTGAAGAAAATAATTTTACTGTCTTAAGTTTTAATTTAAGTTCTTATTTGTGCAAAATTAGAATTGATAACAATAATGAGGAGTTATTAATACAAGCTGTTAGAGATGTGGATCTACTTTTTATTGATGATTTAGGCAGTGAGTACATAAATAGAGAAAACGGTAAGATGTGGGCAGAAGATAAGTTGTTTAGATTATTTGATGAGAGATATAGAAGTCAAAAGCCACTATTTATAACAACAAATCTAACAACTGGAGAGCTAAAAGAACATTTAAAAATTAATGGTTCGAATAAAATTTACGATAGATTACTTGAGATGTGTAAATTAGTGAATTTCAAAGGAGAAAGTAAAAGAAAAGCTAAAATGATAATTTAAATTTAAAATTAAAATTAAAAAATGGAGGGAATAAATGGTTATTAAGAAAATGGAAACAAGAGATTATTTGAGAAAGCTTATAACAAGAGCTAATAAAGAAGCTGGAGTTACTTACAATGCTGGTAAATTGAATAGCAAGGAAGAATGTGAGAAGTATTTACTAAATCTTATTAAAGATTTAAAAAATGCTCCAAAGGATAATAATGCTTACATAAAAGAAATTAATGAATTAAAAGAAGAAATTGAGATTATAAACAAAAAAACAGCAATTGTAACTAAAGTAAATATAGAACTAAATGATAAACTTAAAAAATTAGAATCAGAAAGAATTTTTTATATAACACAAGCTAAAGAAGCAGGAGAAAAAAGAGAAAAAGCTGAAAAAGATGAGGAATATTTTAAAAATCTTGCTAAATATTGGAATAACGAATACCATATAAAAGATGCTAAAAGTGATTTTTTATTTAATATTAATTTTGTTTTATTTTTTATTGCAGGTATAGAAGCAATTTCAATAGTCATTTTATTACTAACAGGATATAATTATGGGCTTTAAAACTTATAAATATAGACTTCCTTTTAAGCCTGATACAGTTAATAGCCACTGGATTATAACTAGCAGAGGGAAAGCATTAAGCAAAGAGGGAAAGCAATTTAGAAAAGATGTACAAAATTATATAAAATTATATAAAATTTATAGATTTGTGGGAGAAATTAAAGTTCGAATTAAACTATTTTTTAAAGACAAAAGAAAAAGAGATGTCGATAATTATTTAAAAGGCATTTTAGATAGCTTTAATGGGATTTTGTGGAATGATGATAGCCAAATTTATTGTTTACAAGTTACAAAAGAATTATCAAAAGATAATTTTTTTGAGATTGAAATTGAGGGAACAGAATGATTGACATAAAAGAAATAGCTAAAATTTTGGAAAAATTAGGAGATGGAGAATACAGAATTAAGATTAAAAATTCTAAAATTGTTATTTTTTCAAAAAATAATAGATATGAAAAAGATGATATAAAAAAGATAATCGGAGAAGTTTGAGAGAATGAAAAAGATGAGCCTTAAAAACTCATCTTTTTATTTTTTATTAAAATTTCTAATTCTTCCAATTCTTGTGGATTTGCGAACTCATTTATAAATCTTTTTGTATTACTTCTCATAGAATTTATTTTTTTTCTTTCTTTTGCTTCTGGGTTTTTCTCTAAATATCTTTCATTAGCTTTTTTTTGTCCTTCCTTAGTTTTATAACCTTTTCTTTTTTCTTCCATAATTCCCTCCTTGTATTTATGAGGGGCTTTTTTACCCCTCTATAATATAATTATCATATAAACAACTAAATTCATTATTGTTATAAACTCTAAACATTTTATTATTTTGATTGTACATTCTGATTAAATGCTCTCTATATTCTCCAGTTACTGTAAATGGTGTTTTTACTTGAGAGCAGTACCCACTATCTAAGTGAGTACATACTATTTTAATTTCATTGTTATTTAAAGCATTTATTATAATTTTTCTTGTAATTTTTTTCATTTTTTCCTCCTAACTAATTGTTATAAAATTCCCATTTCAAAAAGTTTTTTATCTGATTTTACTAAATTATAATTATTATCTTTATCATAAAAAATCTCATAAACAGATAGCCATTTATCTATATCTTTTTTTTCTCCAAATGTCATAAAATTATCAGTAACATATAATTTTCCATTTTCTTCACAAACTGTTATTTCTTTTTTAGTATTCCAATCTGTTGATTCTGTTAAAATTTTCATTTTCACCACTCCTTGATTTTATTTGATTTTTTTTCTAAGAAGTGATATAATCTAAGTAGTTGGGGCTTAGAGTATATCACTCTTAGTTTACCCCTCGTGTGAGGGTTGGTAAAAATTATTTATTCTTTTTAGTTATTGTAAACGAGAACGACCAAGAACCGATTACAATTATAAATTGAATTTTCATTTTTATCACCTCCTTCCATCGAGGTACTTTAATAATATCATAAGTTTAAACTTATGTCAACACTTTTTTTAAAATATTTTTGTAGAACTCAAAAAGTCCAATAATATCAATAGGAAAAAGTGTAAAAAATTTTTTAAAAATTAAATAAAATAATATCTTACAATCAAAATTTTTTTTAAAAAGTAGATGGGATATATAAAAAGAAGTTTATAAAATTATAGACTAACTTTTTATATATCCCATTTTTTTATTTTTTCGGCTTGGAGGTGCTGGAAGATGTGAGTACAAGACAAGAAGTTTATAGAATGATAACAGAAAAGATGGATAACAAAGAAATAGCAACAGCATTAAAGATAAGTGTAAGAAGTGTACAGCTATATAGAAAAGAATATGAAAAAGATTTGAATAAAAGCGAAAGCGAAATTAAAAACGAAAGCGAAAGCGAAAAAAAGAAGCGAAAAGAAAAAGCAAAAGTTTTAATAGAAACAGGTGCAAGTTTAAAAGAAGCAGCAGCAGAAAGTGGCATATCTTTTAATAGTGCTATGAAGCTAAGCAGTAAAGAGAGATTACAAACTAAACAATTAGACTATTTAAAATCTTTAAGAGAGAAATATAGTAGAGAGATAGCACAAAATAAAGAAGATAGATTTTATATAAATGTAGAAGCTAAAGAAGAAATCTTGAAAAAGTTAAGAGAAAATGGAATATCTAAAGAGTTACAAGATACATTAAAACAAAATGAACTCACTGAGCAAGAAATACTTGAACTTAACAGATTAGAAAGATTAGAGAGATTTGAACTAGAAAAAGCTAAGTACAAAGACAACAGATTAAACATTATATCTGAAGAACTTTCTAATTTAACAGATGATGATATAGAGAAGATTTTGCACATAATAGAAAAATCAAAAGAAGTTGATAAAAATGAATAAGATATATAACTTCTTTAAAAATGAATTAGACAGAAGAAAAAAAGAAAGATTAAAATTTTTTGTGTTTAAAGCTAGAAATTATCAAAAAAATATTATAGATACATTCAAGTCTGGATTATATAACTTTTTCATAATTTGCTGGGCTAGACGGCTAGGTAAAGACTTACTCGCTTTTAGTTTAGCTTGTGAAGAATGTTTGAATAAAGCTAATACAGTCGTTTACTATATGTTTCCTACAATGAAGCAAGGTAAAATGATGATATTAGATGGTTTTACAAATGAAAGAAAAAGAATAATCGAGGAAGTTATTGACAAAGAATGTCTATTACTACCCGAAAAATCAGGGAAATTGTATCACTCTGATAACTCTTTAAGATTTAAAAATGGATCTATTATTTATTTTGTAGATGCTCAAAATGCAGATACCAAAATTGGTGGAAACTTAGATATATTGATAATATCAGAAATGGCAACTATAAAGAATAGAGATATATTATTATATCTAATACCATCAGTAATGAATGTTAACGGTAAAATCATACTTGTAAGCACTCCAAGATTTGCTAGTTATTTTAATGAAATATTAGAGAGTGTTGAAAACTTAAAAATTTGGTTTAAGAGTATTCTTAGTGCATTAGATAAAGAAGCAGTTGATGAAAATGGAAACCCAGTTTGGAGTGATGAGAAGCTAGAAAAAGCTAAACAATTGATGAGTGATAGCAAATTTAGACAAGATTACTTGTGTGATACAGATGTAGCGAACGAAAATTCTATATATGCGAACAGTCTTTTAAAAGCTGAGTGGATAAAAAAAATAGATATTTCAGATAAAAAACTTTATGTTAGTGAAGACTTAGGAATAAACGACAGTACGGCATTAGTATTTACAATAGATAACACTATAATTCATCATTATGCTAACACAGATAAAGCAACAATACATTATATTGACTACATAAAAACATTCATGAAACAAGCTAATATCAAAGATGTAGAAATTATACTACCTCACGACGCTAGAAATAGACAAGACGCTATCGAATATTTAACAAGCAGAAGAGAAGCGTATAGCAAGCATTTTAATAATGTTAGAGTTTTAAGAGCTTATGAAGTCAATAAGACTATCGAAATAACGAGACACAGTATAGAACAGCATAAAATCAAGTTCTTGGATTGCGCAAGTATTAGAGAAATGGTTAAATTAATGAAGATGTATGAGTGGAAAATAGACAATTCAAGTGGTGAAAATCTAAGAGTTCCAATACACGGCAGAGGACTTGCAGCAAGTAATACATGTGACGCTGTCGAATACTTTTGTATGAGAATGTTTTTAGAGAGTTATGAAAGTAATATGAAAGATTTTACATATAAAGATAATTATGATAACGGAGATTATGAGTTCTATGATTAAGCAGTTAAATCAAAATGAAATTGATGAGATAAGAAGAAAGATAGATAGTTTTAAAATTGATGACTATTATAAATACTATTTCGATGATTCAGAAGATAATAACCCTGATAAAGCTTTCTTGATTGATGATAAATACTACATAGATTTTACAATTTATGACGATATTTGCTTTATGGGAGTAATTGATATCAATAAAGAAATTAAAACAGCATCAAATTCAGTGTATGAACTTTTAAAACTGTTTGATGAACAATTAAAGTATTATCAAAAAATAGCTCAATGGTGCTACAAAGCGAACAAAATCGCTTATAGATTTCATAAATTTTTAAAAAAAAGATATAGTTATATATCTACAGAAGATAATGAAAAATCAGTAATAGGAGTGATATTATGAAGAGATACGAAAGTTTGAAAGAAAAATTCAATCAAAATATTTTTTGTAAAGGTGGTGGTGGTGGATTTTTAGGTAAGGCTTTAGGCTCTTTGACTGGTGGATTAATAGGAAGAGACCCAAACAAAGAAGTGAAAAGAGAAATGGAAAAACAAAGAGAAGCAGAACAAAGAAGAATAGAAGAAATTGAAAAAAAAGAAAAAATTGAAAAAGATTTTTCTGATAAATTCACGGCAGATTCTAAAACACTTGAGGGAGCTAGTTTACAATTACAAACAACACCATTACAAAAAACAAATGTAGATTATACGAAATCTATAAAAGTTGCTGATGAAAAGGAAGAAGACAAATTGAAAAAAATGTTTAAAAGATAGCGAGGTTTATAATGAAAAAACCAAGTAAAGAGAAATTAATATATTATTTTGAAGAAGCTAAAAATTACAAAGAAGATATAAAGCCTGATTACAATGAAGTATTCGAGCTAACAGATGTGAGTTTTAAAATAAGAGATGAAACTCAAAAACAGAAAATAACAACTAGAAAGGTAGAAAGTACGGTTCTTGAATGTTTGAGATTTTTAAGTAATTTTATAATGACATCAGTTTTCAGTAAAACGGAATGCTGGGCAAGGTTGAAATCTAATGTTGATGTTGTAAAAACAATTTTAGATACAGACGAATCCGGAGCTAAAGTTATAATTGATGAAATTGATAAAATTCTTGAAAAAAACTCTGAAACTGTATATTACACAAATGAAAGAACTAATTATTATACTGAAACACATAAAGCTTTAATGGACTGTATAAAAGTTGGGACAGGGATAAGAAAAATTATAGAATTAAAATCTAGTGCTAAACCTTTCACATACGCTTATCAAAATTTAGATAACATCTTTTTTTTAGAGGATAATCAAGGGAAACCTAATATTATTTTTAAAAAATATATTGAAAAAAATCTTCTGGATTTGAATGATATGTTTGGACACTTAGGCTTAAAAAAACCTTCTGAATTAATAGCAGAAGAAAATTTAAACGATAAAATAACAGTAATTGAAAGTGTTATAGGTGAATTTGATGAGAATAAATCTACAACAGTCTATTATCATTTTGTTCATACAGAAGATTTTAAAGAAGAACTATTATTTGAAGTTTTAGAATATAACCCTTATACAATTTTTAGATGGCAAGTAGATAGTTCTAATCCTTGGGGAATTGGTATAGCTAGAGCAAATAAGCATTTGATAAAAGAATTGAACGAAAACATTTCTAAAAGAGCAGAACATAGAGATAAGATTGTAAATCCACCTATACAATTTTTCGGAGATAGAAATTTAATCAGTAAAGTTACTTTAAAGCCTAGTGGAATAAATTATGGTGGTCAATTCAATGATGGGAATAGATTAGGAATACAACCAATTAACACTGGCACTAACTTAATACCTATAGACCAAGATATTAATGAATGTAGAGATAGACTCCGTAGAGCTTTCATGGCTCAACCTCTAGGTGACGTAGGAAATACTACAAATCGTAGTGCTACAGAAATGAGTTTAAGACATGAAATGTTTAGAAAAGAGTTTTCAGGAACGTACGAAAACATAAATACTGAACTTTTAGAACCTACTTTTATGAACGCTTATTACATACTTGAAAAAAAAGGATTGTTAGATAAATTAGAAAATCAAGATTATGTAACTCATTCACAAATACATTATGTTAATGAATTAACCCAAAACAGTGGGAGAGATGAGGCATTAAGAATATTAGACTTTTACAATATAACGGCTCAATTAATTCCAGAAGAACAACGAGTTTTTATCATGAAACCTGAAAAATTAGTTAATTACATAAGAGAAAAAATGAGAGTACCAATGGATATTATAAATACTGAAGAAGAAATGATACAAAAATTAGAAGAACAAAGAAGACTTCAGGAAATACAACTATTAGCAAAAGCTCAAGACAATGTAGGGAGAAAACAAGAAACAGGAATTGCTGGAAGAATACACGAAGGGGTTGATTCATTAGATGATTACTAATAATAAATATGAAATTTATTTAGAAAAATTAAAAGGCAATCAAGATTTAATAGATTTAATAGATTTGTGTTTACTTGATTGGGAAAATTATTGTGAAGGCTTTTATAGAGTTAATGGGCATTATCCAGAGCAAAGAGAATTATTAACTAAATTAAAGTTTGATTTAATTGAAAAGACGGAGGGATAAAATGGAAGAAATAGAAAATGAAATTCCAATTGATATAGACGGTATAGAAAATATAAATACTACAAACGAAATTGATGACATCAGTAATACATCTGAGCTAGAAAAAAAAGAAGTTAAATTATTTAATGCTGAAGATGTTAAGTTTGATGATGAGAAAAACTTTAATGGTTATAACTTAGATAAATTTAAAGAAGATATAGATTATTCAGAAGAAAGTGTTAAAGCTTTAGAAAACTTCACATCTAAGTACAAAGAATTAGGACTTTCTCAAATTCAAGTCGAAGGTGTTATAGAATTAATGATTAATCAAGGGAATCAAGCGACAGACCCTGAAACAATAAAAAATAATCTTAACAAAAATTTAACTTATGATGAAAAAAGAAATTATCACGCTAATTGTAACATATTAAAAAATATTTTAACTGGAACAGAAGTAGAAAAATATTATAATGCTATAACATCAGACCCAACAGCAGTTAAGGTTTTAAGTCAGATAGTTAAATATTTTCAAAATGGTAAAGACGTTAACGGAATAAAAGAAAAAGAACAGAGAAATATCTCTCAAAATTTAACTGCAGATGAAGGTATTCAAGAGTTTAACGAATACTTAAAAAAAGGTGGCAAAGACCTTGATAAAAAGAGAAACGAAATTCGTTCAAGGCTTTTAAATAAAGATGAAATAGATTATTTCAATCAAATTACAGAGTAAAAGGAGTGATTTAAAATGGCAAAACCATTAGATTTAGTTTTACAAGAAAAATATGCAACACAAGCCCTTATAGCTATGGCAGTTCAAAATCCTATGGGGTTAGAGAAGTTTTGTGAAAAAGGAGATGCTACGAGTGGGGAAAGTTTTACACTTTATAGAGCAGATGGTTCTGTAGCAAAAGATGGATTACCATCAATGTATAATTCAAACGATAAAGGTTATGAAGGTGACAATGGTTCAAACGGTGGAGATGCTGGACCTTTAAAACCATTTAAAGTTACAGGAGCTTATATATCTTCACAACACAAAATACATGATATTGATTTTAAAAAGACATCGTTAGACGCAAAAGGTACATTACAAAAAACTATGGCAATAGCTTTAGCCCATAAAACAGATGAAAAAATACTTTCTTCAATCAAAGCGAAAGACTCTGAACTTTCCAAAATTGATATACCAACTAAAAAACTTGATGATGAATCAGTCATAAGAGCATTAATTGGAAGAATAGCAACTGCTCATGCTAATGCTAGTATGACACCTGATGGTCAAAGAGGAGTATCTGTTGTTTTGAATATAATAGACTGGGAAATGTTAGTACAATCAAATTTCTTCTTAAATGGAGATTATAAAGATTCTATTGAATGGGGAGATAATGAAAAACCAACAAGAATTAGAGGTGCAGAATTTTTGATAACAAGAAATACAAACATGGTGCCTAATGGGACAATGTATATAGTGCCTTCAAATACTTGTGGTTGTGTAAATTGGAAAGGTACGGAAAAAGCTGTTGCAGAGTTTCATGAAACAGATGGTGCAAGATGGCATTTACAAAACAGAAAATATATGGGTGCTATTTGTATAGAACCTACTTTCATAACAAAATTTACTTTTAAAACAGCTTAAACCTTAAAGGGTAGGGGATAAAAACCCTGCCCCTTTATTTTTATGGAGGATAAAATGAGTTATAAAACAGGTAAACTCTTAAATATAGTCAGGCAATTCGATAAAACAAATGGGAAATACGAAATAAACGGTGTAGATACCGGTATTGCTGTTTTTTTATACAGAAAAGAAAGAGAAATATTTCAACCAATACCTAGAGGGAATTACAATATTTCAAGAGAGAATAACAATACATTTTTGAATGTAGATACAACAATAGATACACAAGCTATAGAATATCAAATAATTTATGAAACTGATATCAATTCAAGTGAGTACAAAGAGGCTTATCCAGAACTAAAGGTGTTAGTTCAAAAATATAATGAGGTGGCAAAAGATGTATCCAATATAAACAAATATCTAAAAACTACTGGAGTAAAAACAGACGCAGACCCTTTACATCAATCTCAAGTTTTACCCCAACTTGAAAGAAATACATTTTGGTATTTAAATGAAAATGGGATTATAGGAACATTTCCAATAGGGAAATTAAATTCTAAATATGAAAAAATGGTTGTAGATTTAAGAAAAGATGTAGAAACATTGATACAAAATAAGTCAGATGAAAAGATTAGACAGATAGAAAACACTAATACAAGTGCTATTGAAACAATTATCAGAAATAAAAATGAGTATACGGACACTGTAAACAGATTATCAACTAATTACAACGAAACAGTTAATAGATTATCTAATGAGTATAAACAGATTATAGAGAATAGAAAAGCAGAAAACTCAAGAGAGTTAGAGAGTATAAAAAATAATGTTGTTCAAGAAACTGTTGCAAAATTAAATGAAGCTAAAGAAAATATTGAAAATAAAAAAAATACAGCAATATCTGAGATAGCAAATGAAAAGACAAGACAAATAAATGAAATCGGATTGACTGTTAATAATTATATTGAAAGAAATATAGAACTTTTAAAAGGTGACCGTGGAGAGCAAGGAATACAAGGTGTCCAAGGTATACAAGGAGAAAGAGGCATACAGGGAGAAAAGGGAGACCGTGGAGCTAGAGGGGATAATCAAGTAATAATTTCAGAAACAGAGCCACTAGAAACAGAAGCTAATATTTGGATAAATCCTACTGGAGAAATCATAGAGTTAGCTTTATCAGAAAATGCAAGAACTAGTACAAATACAATGAGTTCAACCGAATTATTTGGAACAGGATTTCCCGAAGGAAAAATTAATGCTCCAATCGGAACAACTTATATTGATAGGAATGTGACAAGTGGAGCTTTAAAATGGATAAAAAAAGTTGGAGATGATAGCATAGGTTGGAAAGTACTTATTGGAGATACTGGGAATAAAGAATACACAAGTTCATCTTTATTAGGGAATTCCAAAATCATTTTTAGAAGAGTAAACGACATAGTTACAATTTCATTTGGTGGTTTGCAATGGGATTTATTCGGATTAAAAAATAAAGCTGATTTAGGAAACAATATTATTAATAAAACTGATAATATAAAATGGGTAATCTTAAAAAATATGGCTAATAAAAATTTTGAGATACCAATCGGATATAGAAGCTCAAAGAGTTTGTACACTGCTTTATATCATGATAACGGAAAAATATTAGGTTCAATTTATATCGGAGGAGTTGGAGACTCAAATGTAATTCGTATACAACCTGTAGGTGACTACCCAAATGATGGTTACCCAACATTAAGAGCTGGAGTAATTACATATATAACTTCAGACTCTTACCCAATAGATTAAAGGAGTAATTTATGAGTGAAAAAATACATGTATTAAATGTTAAATATAATGGAAAATGGGTAGGGATACCAGCAATAAGAGGAGCTAAAGGAGACAAAGGTGACCCAGGAGAAAGAGGAAGAGATGGTGCCAAAGGAGACAAGGGAGACCGAGGGCCACAAGGCGAAGGAGCAGATGTAGACGTTAGCCTATTCTTAAGAAATGATAAAAGTGGGACAGTTAGGGGAAATCTTACAGTAACAGGAGAAATAGTAAGTAATGATAATATAACTGCTTATTCTGACATCAGATTAAAGACCAATATTGCTAAAATAGATAATGCTTTAAGTAAAGTATGCTTTATTAATGGTTATATATATGATATGAACGGCAAAAAAAATACAGGGGTCATAGCTCAAGAGGTTCAAAAAGTATTGCCTGAAGCTATATCAATAACAGATACAAAAGAAAAATATCTATCTGTAGCTTACGGAAATCTAGTAGGTTTATTAATTGAAGCTATAAAGGAATTGAAACAAGAAGTCGAGGTGTTAAAAAATGACTTTACAAAGTAGAGGAATGATTAGTATGAAAGATATCTATAAAGAAGAGTATAAAAAAGAACCTGTCAGAATGATGTCTAAAAATGCAAATTTGAATAATCGTCGGTTTAGAATACTTTGTAATAAATTATCAGGCACTTTAAAATTTAGTGATTTTTATGGAGTAGTTAATGCTAAAAAGTTTCTACTTAGTAGTTCGTTTGAAAACATAAGAAGGGATACTGTATACGCTATGAGGAAAAGTTTTATTATGGACACATTATCGCCTGCAGGCGAAGACTCCTCGTTTTATAACTCTGATAACATAGCAAAACATATAGATACATTAAAATTGGCTAGAACTTATACAAAACAGCAAGAAGGGATTTATAAAAATATAGACTATATTGAATTAATTTTTGAACGTGATTTTAATGGAGTTAACGAGTATACAATTTGGCTTTTTTTAGATAATTTTATTGACAAAAAAAAATCAAAGTTTATTAAAATGTTTACTGCAATAAAAACTAATGATAAGTTTTATAGAGATGAGAATCCATGCTTATACTCAGAGGATACAACGATTATTGATTCAATACAATCAAATTATAAAAAACTAAAGCCATTTACATTAGAGGAACTTTTAAATTTAAACCCTAATACTTCATTATGGGATAGATTAAAAATAGATATGTACATTTACGAATCAAAGTAAGATAAGGAGAAAAAATGAAAAAATACGTATACAACAAAGAAAAAGGAATAAAAAACGAATGGTATTGTTTAGGTGTCTTTGAAAAAAATGAAGAAATACCTAAAGAATTAGAAAAAGAAATAATATTCACATCAGATGATGGAATAGATGATACTTATTATTACGATATAAAAACAAACGAAATAAAAAAGAAAAGCAAATACCAGCTATATAAAAATGGAATTTATTTTTTACAAGCTGGAGAAAAGGAAGAAAACGGTGAGATAATAGAGAAAACTCAACCTACAGAATTTCATAAATGGAATGGTATTGAATGGGTAGTAGACATTGAAGAACTAAAGTTTCAAAAAAGAGAAGAATTAAAAAGAATAAGAGATAAATCTATAAGAGATAATATTTCTCTTTACGGTGTTGAATTTCAAGTTAGAGATGACAAAGATATAGAGAACTTCAAAGATATTGAAAGAGGGATAGAAAAAGGGTATGAAAAACCGACCGATAAAAGATTTTGGATATTAGCAGATAATACTGTAGCAGAATTTACAAATGAGCAATTATCAAAAGTTTTAGATGAAAAAGCCAAAAGAAAAGAGCAAATTTTTAATAAATATGTAATTTTATCACGTCAATTAGCTCAAGCTAATACAATTGATGATATAGAGCTTATAGAGTGGAAATAAGCATTTTAATAACCATTCATATAATTACTATACCTCCAACCATAAAACTTATTTAAAGCTCAAATTATAGATTAGTAAAAATAATTTTTTATAAAAAAATAAAGGAGTTGATAAAAATGTTTGTCTTATCACAAGCAAGTTTGGACAAATTAAAAGGAGTTCATCAAAATTTAGTAAATTTTATGAAAGAATTAATTTTGATAGCTCCTTACGATTTCAAAATCACAAGAGGAGTAAGTACAGCAGAAGAACAGAACAAATTATACCAACAAGGAAGAATAACAAAAGGTATAAAAGTAACAAGAGCAGATGGATACAAGCAAAAATCTAATCATCAAATTAAATATGATGGGTTAGGTTATGCAGTAGATATTGGTGTTCTGGTAACAGAAAAGGTTATAGAAAAAGTTAAAGAAAATGGAAAAGAAATAGAAAAAGAAGTTGAAAAAATAGTTTACAAAGGAAGTTGGAAAGATTTTCACTACTATCAAGATATTTATAATGTTGCGAAAGAGAAAGGACTTTTAGAAAAGTTTAACATTGAATGGGGTGGGAATTGTTGGCAATCTTTTAAAGATGGCCCACATTGGCAAATTAAAGGAGCAGACAAGGTAGCATTTAAATAGGAGAGTGATTTTATGGGAATAATAAATATTAACCATTATAAAGATAAAGTTTTTAAAGTTGTAAACAAAGTGGTCTATGAGGTTTTGGGATATAAAATAGAAGTCCCTAGTGGTTTCTTAACAGATTTAGCTAGTACACCTAAATACTTATGGTTTGCATTTCCACCATTTGGAGATTATACAGATGCTGCAATAGTTCACGACTATTTATATTCTATTTATTGCAAGTATAAAGAAATTACAAGAGAACAAGCTGATAAAATATTTTTAGAGCTTATGAAAAAGTTAGGAGTTCCTTTATGGAAAAGACAATTAATGTACAGAGGTGTAAGAATGTTTGGTTGGTTATTTTTTAGAAAGGACGGTAAATAATGACATTAGTGGAGAAAATAACTTTAGGTTTACAGATATTAGGTGTAATTGGTATAGTGTTTGGTGGAGCATTAAAAATATGGCACACTTATTTAATGAGAGAAATAGACGGTAAAGTTGATAAAAAAGTGATGTTAAAATTCGAAGAATTACAAAACATAAAAAATGAGAACTTAGAAAAAAGAATTGAAATTTTAGAAAAACACATAACTGAAACGATGACAGAAATCAAAGAAGATATAAAAGATATAAACAGACACATGATTAACTGTAGAATGGAGAGAAAATGAAGAAAGAAGATATTATTTCAAATGCTTTTTCAAAATTAGGAAATAATGGGTCATATAATGATAATGGTGGCGAAAGATATCAAAAAGCTAATATATTGCTGGATGATTTCTATAATAATATAGCGACAGATACAACATTCTTATTTAATGCTATAACCGTAAAATTAACTAGCACAGGGCAAAACGAATTGAATGAATATAGATACAATATACCTATAGACTGTTTAAATATTATAAATTGTCAAAACTCAAATAAAGGTCTTGCAAATTATAGAGAAGAGGGAGAATTTATATATTCGACAGCTCAAGAATTATATATCCATTATTGTAGAAAATTAGATTTTGAAGAATTGCCAAATAAATTATTTGATTTGTTAGTATATGGTTTAGCTAGAGAATTAAGTCTTGCTTTTAACGCTTATAACGACAGATATCAATTGTTAGAAGCAAAATATCAAGAAGAAAAGAAAAACATTATATATCAACAAGGATTTAGTCATAATCCATGGGAGTAAAATATGATAAGTAGAATAAATTTATTTAATTATGGCGAAGTTGGAGAAAGATTGTCAGGAATAAGAGAATCTGAAATTTATAAGCAATCAGCTCAAAAAATTGAAAATTTTATTATAAATGAAATTGGAAATTTAAAAATAGCTAAGAAATGGGAAACTAAAGTTATCAATAAAATAGTTGGAAAGATTTCAAATATATTTGACACAAAATTTGATTTTTATATTGTAACTGACAATTCAAATATTTTATCTATTAGAAAAAACGATTTGGAGATTTTATATAAAATGCCAATAACTACTTCTTATAAAAAATATAAAATGGTTGATAATAAGTTGTTTATTTATGGTAATTCGTATGACAATGTGATAGTTTTAGAATTTGATGTTGACGGTCGTATAGGGACATCTAACTTTCTTGATTTAATCAAACTTCCTGTTAAAGATAAAGAAGAAGTTAAAATAGATGTTTATAAATGTTACAAATTAGAAGGTATAGAAAATTTAAGAATTTCATTACTAGGAACATATACAAATCCAAAACTAAGAAGTAATAATGGGATATATTTATTTAATACCAATATTAGATTAGAACGGTTATATAAACAATACAAAGCTAGTATAACAGATAATATTTTATCAAATGCAACTGATGGAATGGTATTTGGTGTATTACATGGATTTTATCCGAATGAAAATGAAAAACAATATATTATAGGGAATACCAAAGTAAATTTAGTTAGTGGTGGAGTAGATGTAAAATACGGGTCAGAATACTTTGTAAAATTTGATTCTAATATAGATGGTGAGCTTACATATGGAAAATTAATTAATATTAAAAATTTTGTTCAAGATGTAGGAATGTATTCAGATAGATACTTTATTATAAATAATGGAATCTTTTATTTCTCAAAAAAAGGAGATTATTTTGACTTTAGAAACGACACAAAACAAGATAGCGCTTTTTTCTTTAAGCCTAATCCTATAAATAATATGTTTCCTGAGATATATAGTTCAGAAGTAGGTAATAAAATATATGTAACAACAAGTAATGGTGTTTATGTAATTAGTGCAGGAAACATTTTTTCTTCAACTAATTATTCAGTTTATGTAGCTAGTGAAATGCCTTGTAAAGATAAAGGAGTTTTAATTGAAGATAACTTCTATTTTTTAAATAAAGACAATATTTTAAAGTGTGTTCAATCTGTGCCAAATCAAATTGGTTATGAAAATTTTGTAACTGTAGATGTTGAAAAATATAGTATAAGTAATAATTTTGATGATATTGGAAAAATAAAGTACGACAACAGATTAATGCTTGTAGCTTGTAATACTATACGAACAAATCAAACAAATTTATATTTTTATCAGAACTTAGAATTTAATGTATTCAGAAGATTTTCAGTAACAACCGAAAACGAATTTCATAATTTCAACACTATGAATAAAAATTTAATTTTTGGTAATACATTTTTAAGAGAGAGCAACAGAAATATGAGGAAAGCTTTATTAAAATTAAATCCACCAGCAATAACAACTGAAAAAGGTGGCAATTATTCTAACGACTATCAATCTAATGTTGAAAGAGTATTTATTAAAGTATTGAATGAGGGCAATCAAGCGATAAAAGGTATAAGAATAAATAAAAGCGACATTTCCAAAATACCTCAAGAAAATGATTTGTTTAATTGTTTCAGACTTGATAAACAATTCCCAATATTAAACGGCTATGAAATAGAAGTTACTACAAATGAAGATAATAATATATTTGAAATTTTAGGGATAGATACTAAACTTAAAGTTGCTAGTGATTAGGAGGGCGTTTATGTATTCAGAAGGTGTGCAATACTCAAAAGGGTTGAGCCAAATATTAAATGGAATTAATAATAAAAAAACAGCTAAATATATATCAAATCTACAAAGAGAAATTGCAGAAATGCAATTTAATTACAATAAAAATAAAATTTTTGAAAGCACAGAAACTAATATCAGAGGGACATTAAAACAATATGCTTCTACAAAAGAAAATTTGTACGAACAAAGGCAAAATATAAAAATGAATTTAAATTTCAAAAGTGAAATGAAAGGTGTAGAGAAAGAAAATAACTCATATATGTTAGACAGTTCTAAAAAATTAGATACTGAATTTTCTGAAAATTTAAGAAATATTCTTGAGAATCAAAAAACTGACATTATAAATATAAGTAAAAAAGGAACGGAAGATATCGATCAACTTCAAGGGAGTTATAATAACTCAATCTCTAATATAAATCAAACAGAGATACAAGCAAAACAACAAGCTGAACAAATGGTAATAAATGGTACTATGGACATAATTGAAGCTATGGCAAGTGCTTATGCTACTGGTGGTGCAGGTGGAACTTCACCAACAGTTATTACTGAAAGTAAGGGGTTTTTTAATAATAAAATGAATTTTGGTAAACCATATAAATTTAGTCGTGGTTATGACAAAGGCAATACTCTATTTAGTAATTTAAAACTTAACGGAGGTTTTTAATGGAGTTCTTAGAAAAGATAATACAAAACGAAAGAACAGGAGCAAACATAACTGGTGTAAGCGTAGATACAAGTACGCAGAGATTAATTAACAATCCTTATCTACAAGGTTTTAACGAACTTGAAAAAATAGCAAAAGAAATGGATTCTGTAAAACTAAAAAATAAAAAGACTGAGTTTGAATTAAATCTAGAAAAAATGGAACTTGATTTTTCTGAAAAATGGAATGACCCTAATATATATAGGGATACTGAGAAATATAATGAAATGCTAAAAGATAGAAATAATCTTCACACTGAAAAAATTAAAATGTTAGCAGATAATAAATATTTTAGTCTTGATGAAAAAAATATTCTAAGACAAGAATTAGACAATAGAAACAAATCTGTAGTATTAGGTTATTATAAAAATAGAAATGTAGAACAATTAAAGGAAACTATAGATGAAACTAATGCTAATATAGAACAATTAATTGAAATAGGTCAAAAAAAATTAGTACCAACCGATTTTAATGGAATAAGCGAATATATAAAAAAAATAGCAGATAACTATTCAAGTTTAAAAAATCCTACAGGAATGAGTGATAAAGAACTTGAAATAGCTATTGGTAAAAAATCAAAAATTTTAATAAATGGGATATACCAAGAACATTTAAATAATATTATTTCTAATCCTAGTATGACATTAGATAAAAAAGAAGTCGAATTACAAAAACTAGCTTTATCAATGGAAAATAAAGAATATAAAGAAAAATTAGCTACTGAATTAACTAATATGATTTCGACAAAAGAAGATCCAGAGCAAACAAAAAATTTCTTTATATCTTCTTTTGAAAATGAAACTAAATCTATTATTAATCAATACAGAAGTCAGTTTAATGAGATTAAAAGAAACAGGGAAAAGGAAAGAAAAATTGCTGAAAGAGAGTTTAAACATCAACAAAAAATAAAGTTAGAAATAGATAAATTAAAAAATCCGGAAAATTATACTGAAGTTAATAAAGCTTTTAAAAAGGTATATGGTAGAAACATAACTATTAATGATATCAAAGAAAGTCGTGTCAATTATGATTGGGAACATTTGTCAGATTTTTCTAACACAGATAAAGTTTCTATTTTTAAAAAAGATGATATAGGTAATGTTAAAAGAGCTGTAGATGAAGCAATTAGAAGTGGATTATCATATGAAGAAGCGAATAATCTTGTATATCAAAAAGCTATCGAATTAGTAGGAGAGAACCCAGCTAAAGTAAAGACTTTTATTAAGCAATACTCACAATCTGGAGGCGTTGATATTAGTCCTGTAGCTTTATATTATGGAAGTAACAACCCTAATTTATACAAAGCTGAAAAGATAATGAAAAATAAAAATGGTATAGAAAATAACATAAATATCGAAGAAAACTTACCGAATAGTTGGTTTGGTGAAAGTGACAAAGAAAAATATCAAAAAGCTATAAAAAATATTACAAATGACCCTATTCGTCAAAATGAAATAGCTAAAAGATATATTTCTTATAGAGCTAAAGAAGACGGGAAAACAATAGGTGACAACAAAATTTTAATACAAAAATATGCTAAAGAAATCTCAACTGAACAAGGACAAGAAATATTAAAATCAATAATGCAATTACAATCACTAAAAGGAAAAAAGAATCATATTACAAGTAATAATAAAAACTTTGAAGCAAAAGTCATAAAAGGGAAAAGTAACAAAATGAATTGGGATTAAAAAAGGAGTGACAATGTCTCTATTAAGTAATATTATAAAAGAAAAAAAAGAAATTCAGGGAGTAATAAAGAATGAAGAAATTAATAAATTTCAAAAAGAAAGAAAGAAGAACATTGAACAATCAAATAAAAGTACAGTAAGTTCTGTTGTTATGGGTAGCTCTGTAGGTAGAAATGTTTTAAATCCTATACAAACTGGATCTATAAAAGGTGGAACATTTTTTATGGATATGATGTCACATCCAAAATTCGAAGAAATAGCAGAACAAAACAATAATGACATAAACAAAATTTTTGAACAATACAAAGAGGAAACAAAAAATAATAACTGGAAAAATTCTCAAATAAGAAAAAAATCTATCGAAAGAATTAAAAAAAATAGAGAAGAAAGAGAAAAATTTATTAATAATTCAACTTTAACAGGAAAAGGTACGATGTTAATGCAAAACATCATCGAAGGAGCCTCTAACCCTATTAACTGGATTAATCCTAATAGTTTTATGACTGGTCTCGCTTGGGATTTGACACAAGGTTTTATTGATAGTACTTGGGAAAAAACAGAAGTAGAAGAAAAAGATTACAAAGATTTTACTGATGATGATTACAAAGGTTATGCAGTAGATATTGTAACAACAGGGGCAATTCACGGTATAACTAAAGGAATAAGTAAAGGACTTAACAAAATTACTGAAAAAAATAAAATAACCAATTTGAAAAACGAAATAAAAGAACCTAAAACTCCACTTGAAGCTATAAAAAAAGAAGTCATCACACACGGACCAGGAGCTACAAATCCTAAAGCAATTATTGAAATCGCAGAAAGAATAGAAAATGGAGAAACTATAGAGTTGGAAAGAAATTATAATTTTTCTCAAGAAGTAGATGACTTTTATACTAACGTTACTGAAAAAAGATTAGACAAGATTAATAAGTTAGAGATTAAAAAAATTAATGATATAAAAAACAAAAGTAATACTACTGATTTTGATAAAAAGGTTTTTAAAGGTAAGAAAATAGAATCAGATTTAGAAAATGATATACATACAGCAAAATCTATTTCTAAAACTTTAAAACCTATTAAAAGGAAAATTCAGTTAAATGCACAACAAGTACAAGCAGAGTATACTAGTAGACTTGCTAAAATTCATTTAGAAAATGGAGGAAATGGATATTATAAAAAAATTGGGGACTTAAACGAGTTGATTGTAAATGAATACAATATCGACGGGAAAACTTTTAAATCTATAATAAGAAATAATGAAGATGTGCCAGAGCAATTAAAAAGTATTGCAAACGAATATAGAAATATAGCAAACGACTATATTAATTTAAAATATGGGAAAAATTTAGATAAAAAAGGTTATAGTTTTGATATTGTATATGACAAAAATAAAGCGATGTACAATGTTAATAAAATTATAGATAGTCAAGATATTGAGCCAAAAAAAACGTTTGTTTATGAGTTTTTAAAAAATACTGATAAAAAGGTTTATCTAACAGAATTGGAAGCTAAAAAATTTGGAGTAGGTAGAAATTCTGGAGTGTATGAACTCGATGAGCAAAAACTAGTTGAAAAATTTAGAAATGATATTAATGCAACTACTCAAGATATTAGAAGTTATGGAAATGGTAAAATAGTTGACTATGAAGAGAAAAGTTGGGTTGAAGTTGCTACCCATAATGCCCCTTTACTTGATAAAGAAAAATATTTTAATTTTAAAGAATTAGAAAAAAAAGAAAAATTACCTGATGACTTAAAAGAATTTGTTGAGAATTACGAAGATAAAGCTATAAATTGGCTTGATGGTGTTTTAGATGAGATGGATAGTGAAGTTGAACCAATTAAAGCAATAAACAGGATATATAAAAATATCATTAACGAGAGAAGTGGATTTAATACTTTGAAAGAAAAACTAGAGGCTAATACATCATTTATTGAAGCACATAAAACAGATACATCGGGTACTGCTAAAAATATTAAATTTCAAAACAATAAAACTTTCAAAGATGCTTTAAATGAAGAAATAAAAAATATTCATAATATTAGTGCAGATATTGAAACTAGAAAATTTTCTGATATAGATGTAAGTGATAAAATTTTATATAATTTTAGAAATTTAGCAATGTATAAATTTCTAGCAAACTTTAATTATATAAAAGAAATTTTCACGAACAAAGAAAGAATAAATTCAGGAATGATAGATTTAGGTTTTAATCAAAAAGTTAGCATTCTTAAGAGTGGTAAAGAAATGGCAAGAGCCACTAAAAATGTTGTAAAAAAGTTTAAAAACTTAACAGATATAGAATTAGATAAAATATCAAACCCAATTGAAAGATTACAACTGGAAGCATATATAGATAAGGTATTAGAAACTGAAATAAATTTTAAAAATTATAAAAAATCTAATATATTAAAAAAAATAGGAGATTTAGGAGCTAAAGGGCAAACTGCCTCAGACATACAAAGAATAGCATTGTCAGAATGGTTTACTGCTAATGCTATATATAAAGAATTACCGAACATGAGATTTGAAGAAATAACACCAGCAATGAGACAAGTTTTATTTGATATGGGAATCGATAATTTAGAAAAATTTACAACATTACAATCTGATATAAAAAGTATTAATGGTATAACTAATTTTATAGATGTTGTAAAAAATAAACAAAATAATTCTTACTTAAGGAATTTATTTACTCAATTATCAGATATAAACGGTAAAGAATTAAATGCTTACGACAGTCAAAGTGTTAGAGTTATATCTAATGGTATAATTGGTAAATATTGGGCAAAAGTTAATAGCATGTTCAGAATGTATAATATGAATATCTTAAGTAGAACTCTTGACAGATTAACAACTTATATTGATAGTGATGGTTTTACTAGATATAGATTCATGAATGATAGCTATAATTTAATCAATCAAAAAAGTCTTACTGGCTTAAGAGATTGGAAGATGGCTTCAAGGTTATACAATTCAAGTACAACTGCTCTAGGCGTTGCTGGAGCTGTTTATGGCATAAACTGGCTTACTGGCAAAGCAACTGGCACTAGCACAGATGAAATTATAGAAGCTAAAATGGAAGCATTAATGTCTGGAGAAATAGGAGATACTGTTATTGATGTTATAAGAACAGGTCTTATAGATAATACAGGTCTTGAAATTACAATGGGTGGAGAAAATGTTCTATCTAGCTTAAAAAATAATATTATAAAGGCAGAAAAAAGAAATCTTTCATCTAATTTAACTCCGGTTGAAAAAATATTGTATGGAACTGCTTATATAGTTACTCCTAATGCAATTGCTAGAGGTATTGATAATATAAAATTTGAAAAAAATATCACTAGCAGAATAGATACTGTAAGCGAATATACAAAAGATTTGTGGAAAAACAAATATAAAGATTATGCTATTTCAGAGCAAGAAGAAGGAGTTTTACCGATTGAAAAATTAATTAAAGGAACTTTAGGATTTGCATACGAAACAGGTAAAAAATTATTTGATAAAGAAATGAAAGAAAAAACAAATTTTACAGATTATTTTAATAGACACCCTGAACAAGCTGAAAGGTTTGGGATTTTTGAAGAAAATACACCCACTAAAGTAAAAGTAGCTTATGCTAGTGGAATAATGGAATTGACAGAATATGCTGTTAGAAATGATACTTTAAATAATATATTAAGCACATCTGATACTATTGAAGAAAGAGAACAAGCATTAAAAGAATATGGTATGGACTATAGAACTCAAATGTCAAAAATGTCTAAAAATAACAGAAAATTATTTAATGCTGTTGTATCCTACACAGGTATAGATGATGTTGATACTATAGTTTTACTAATGAATGAATTTAACGAATTTAAGACTAAAGAAGAAAGAAGTGCTTTTATGAACAATTTTATACAGGATAAAGAAGATTTTGAGGAATATTTGGATAAATTTAATAATGACAAGAAGTATAAAGAAATAGGAGATAGAGTTTATGAAGATAATACAGAAGGATATATTTTTTATTTGCAAAGTTTAAGAGATGAAATGTAA